TTTTTTGTAAAAAGTTTTTTTAAAAAATTGTGAAAGTGTTTAAGGTATTTTCATATACCAATCGAGTACATCCATGCACTCTTCAAGACCTTTGACTACCTTAGCGTAGTAGCCTTCTTCGTTGAGATCAGCAACCCATTGCTTTTGTTCTTTAGATGGGTAACAAGTCTTGTCTGCTTTGATTTCTAGGAATAGTCCTGCATACTTACTATTGACTTTGCATATCTGCATATCAGGAAAGCCTTTGACATAGCCAGTTTTCTTTGCTAGGACTGCTTGTTTCATTGATGTTCTTATACCACCTAGACTAGCACAGTATCTTAACTGAGGATATTGTAACTGCATATATATACAGAATTTATATTGTACGTTTGCTTCTTTCTTTAGAGCCATCTTATCCCCTACTAGCCCCCCTATACCCCCTAGTACCCCCTCTACTACCCCTACTATCCTCTGTATAGGTAGTTCCTTTTATTAGTTGGTACATTAATGGTTGTGATACACTATACTTTCTAGCGAGAGATGATATAGTAATCTTTTGTGTTGAGGTATTGTACTCTTCTCTGATAGCATCTGCTTCAGCAACAGTAAACTTTCTTCTGGAGTAACCTCCACCTCTACTATCTTTTCTATCTTCTACTCTTATCTTTCTAATCTTTGGCATAATTTATTCTTCTTCAAACCTATCTGTAGTTTCACCATACTGATTTTCTACATCTACATTAGTTATGGTTATCTCTACTTTATTTGGATTCTTTTTATTTAAGTAACATATTCTGTCTATCAATTCTTTATCGTTTTTTATTTCGTTTATGTTAGATGTTAGAACAAAGGTGTCTAGTATTCCAGTATTTACTCTTCTAGTAACCTTTAATTTATTCTTAATCTCATAAGAAACAAACACTCTAAAGATTGGTTTTTTCATTTTTCCATTGACATCTTTAACAATAATAAATAGCCAATAATATCATCAACTGTATCTTCTGTCTTATCATTGATACCTTTGTTTTTTATTCTTGCTAGTTTATCATCTAGTCTAGCACATATTGCTTCAGTAGCATCTAACTTACTGAATACATTAGATGGATTTAATGCAGTATTGCCATACGCTTTATTCTTAGACTTTAAAAGATCAGTAATCTGTTTTGATACTTTGTCTAAGTGCCAGTCAAAATTGAACTTTGGTGATTCTTCTTCTTCTTTCATTAGTTCTTCTTTACTTAATAACATCTTTGGATTTATACTGCTATCAATTGTATATCCATTCCTATCAGTTTCATAATAATATTTACTGTGTTTTATCATCTTCTTTTTCTTTAAGGATTAATTTATCTACAAATTTTAACATTTGATTTACTGTGTATACTCTAATATCTCCATCATAGTTATCGTATATGCAGGTAAAGTTATCATCTTCATAAGTCCACAAACTTCTAACATTATTTTTTATGTGGTTTTTTAATATCCACTTAATACTTTTGTACTCTCTTGGTTTTTTAGTTATTGTTTCCATCATTGTGTTTTTCTATTTCATTAAATCTTTCTAAGTTATCAATTATCTTATTACCATCTGTTGATGCTATTTTTTTAAATGTTTTATACAAGCCAATAATAAAAATGACTGTAAAGAATATAGTAAATATAGATAACTCGTTCGTATTCATTTGACAAATATAAAAATATATTTCAATTTTATATTATAATTAATATATTTTATTATATCTATCATCTTAAAGACTCTTGAATCATTTCATAAAACTCTTCTTCATTGTTTTCTGTCCATTCTTGTATCTGCTCTTCAGTCATCTCTTTACCATTCTCATCTTCTGCATAACTTATATAAGCATCACAAAAGTCAGGGTAATCCCAAGAATATACATCTTCTATTTCGTAGTTTGTTATTTTCATTTTAATAGTTTTGGTTCTGGTCTATAGTTAGGTACTTCTAAAGGGTTCTCACCCTTATCTACTCTGCTTCTTGCCTCCCATATTAAATCTATATGCTTTCTTAACCACTTCATGTATGTTGGCACATTAAAATGTATGAAATCCCCATTGATAGGACTTCTTACTCCTAAGTTAAAGGCATTTTGTGCATCTTCAAAGTAAAAGTTCTGATAAGTCTTAGCAAGATCATCTGCTAAACTTTGCGACATAACACTTATTGTATCTTCATCAACATTGTTTTGCCCTAATTCAATATAGGTTTTACTAATTAAATCTACTGCACCCATAAGCAGTTCCTCTTTTGTCATTGTTTTTATCTGTTTCATTGTTTAAATTGTTGTTTTAGTTTTTCTTTTACATTCATATTCTTTTGTAGGTGAAGGTGTATTTTACTTATACCTTGAGGTTTATTAGTGTTTCTTTTCTCCCAAGTCCTTACACAAGCCTTCCATGCCTTCATCTTGTTCTTACCTATCTTCCAATCTTTACTTTCATAGAAATCATAAAAAGTTTCTGCATCTATATTATTCTTTCTTTCAATACAATAATTACTAATCTCTTCAATGGTTGGTTTTTTAAAACGCCCCTTATTATTACTATACGTAGTATTAGTATTAATACTTGTATTATTATCCTTAAAGTTTTCTTTAATACCCCCCTTCTCGTTTTCTTTAATACCCCCTTTAAGAATTCTTATATACCTCCTATCAATTTCTTTAGTACCCCCCTTGTATGTGTAATAGGTTGATACATAACCATTTGACACTAATTCACTAATCCATTTAGAAATTGTTACAATACTCTTTTTATAAAGGTTAGAAAAGTATTTGTTAGTTGCAAAACACTCACCATTCATATTTAGTAGTGCAGTGATTTCAGCATATAATAATTTAGCATTAGCAGTTAGGTTCTCATCATACCTAACCTCAGCAGATATTATAGCATAATAGTTTGGTTGTTCTTTCATTGTTTAGTTGTGTTTTTGTATTTCAAGTTCATAGCACTCAGTATAGGTTGACATAACGACAGTCCACTTACTAACCTGTTCATGAGTAAACCAACAAAATCTTGCGTATAAGCCATTTAAGGGCTGTATGAATAGATAGTGTGTAATTTTCTTTTTAGGGTTGTTATGGGCTTTAAAATTAACTCTGAGGGCATTTCCAGCAGACTTAATACCTTTAACATCTACATAGTTATATTCATCTATACCTTCAATAACAATGTCAGCCTCAACAACTGGTCTGCTTTCTATTATTGGTGCAGCCTTATATCTTATACCTTTGTTGTTCTCCATCAGATGTCTAGCAACAAGTTCTGCAAATATTCCTAGACTTTGGATTTGGTGTTCCTGATCCCCTCTGTATTTTTCTGTGTCAGGATTATATACATCAGCAGATAACATACTTCTTACCTTAGCAAGTTCATCAGATAGTCTAATGAAAGTGCTAGGATAAGTTGTATTTTTCCATTTAATCATTAGAATGGTAGGTCATCTTTTTCTTCCTTCTTGTTAAATGATTTCTTTGGCTCATCATTATTTTGTGGTGGCTCATAGTCATTTACATAAGAATAATGAGTAGCACCTTTTTCAGATGGTTCTCTTCGTTCTGATATTACCATAGACACCCATCCGTTCTTTGAGTTCTCTTGTAATGGATCAACTTTAAAGTTAGCAACCATCATAGTTCCATACTTTGTTTTAACGTTCTTAATGCTACTTGGTAAGTAGACTTTCTCTTTCTTGTCTTTCATTTTTTAATTGGTTTATTTTATATAATTTGGTTAATGATTTGTTTATTGCTTCTAATTGTGTTTCTAGTCCTAAGATTTCTTCATCTATCTCTACTTCAATAATTCTATTTTCAATTCTTTCAAAGTTTCTTTTGTCTTGAGCATAACCTTTGTTGCTATAAAAGAACTCAAATTGTCTTGAATGGTGTAGTATTGATGCGTGATGTAAGTTAGTTATCTTTGCTATTTGTGTGAGTGTCAAGTTAAACATCTCTCTTAATATAAAGATGTATAGTCTTTTAGCAAATATAATGTTTCTCTCTCTGCTTCCCAAAAATATCCTACTCTTTTCTACATCGTATATTTCTGCTACTTCATTTAGTATTATTTCGTTATAATAATCACTAAACTTTAATCTTCTTCGTTTCATTTGTTTTGTTTTATTTTAAGTCGTACACTATTGTATCAACTATGTCTTGCATCTGTAATCCTAAATAGTCTGCTAATCTCTTAGCGTGAATGAATCTAACTCTGGTAGGGTCTGCTAGAAACTTCTTGCTTGTAGCATAATTAACTACCATAACTTTACTTAGCAAAGTGTTTGACACACCATATATTCTAAGCAATGCCTCAAATTCATTTCTAGACTTTCTGATCTTATCTAATGAATACTGATTAGTCATTTTTGTAAATGTATTTATCAATCTTCCAAGATGGTATTTTAAATTTAGATTTATTGTTAAAGTAAAAATCTACCAACTCATCTTTGTTTAATACTTGTAATGCTTGGTCTTCATTAATAAAACCTATAACCTCTTTCTTATGCCATACTACATAAGTATGTGGTTCTGTAAAGTGCTTATAAATCTCTATGCTCAAACATCCCTTCTTTGAACATCCTTTCCCATTGTTTTCTTGTATCTCTTTCATGTGTATTTTCGTTTATAGTTGTTATTATTTCTTCTGCTTCTAGTTGTGTTAAATGATTTAGTCTTTCTAGAATGTCTTCTATGGTTCTTGAAGGTAGGCTAGTGTTACAAATGTTATTCTCAATGATAAGCCATTGGGTATCAGTTATACCACTAGGCTCACCATCAAGGATATTATCTAACCATTCTTCATTCATTAATCGACAATCTCATCTTGTCCAAACACACCTTGCTCATAGAATCCTGCAATCTTTAGTACAACTCTTGACATTGCTCTCTTCTCTGCCATAGCAACTGGAAACTTCTTACCACCACCCATTAGGTTATTGTCAGATGCTTCTCCAAAACTCATAGCATTTTTAACTTCATTACCTACTTTCATTGTTGCTGCTGCTCTTAGTACACAGATACACTTTTCTACATCCATGTTAATTACTTCATAAGCAACTGTAATGTTGTTTCTTGAAACGATCTTATCAATACCAGTCCTTGTAATAATTACAAAACCTCTCTTGTCTTTGTATATATCTTCTTCTGTTAAACCATTCTGTTTGTAAAGCCTTCTTAGTGCCTCTTTTCTAGTTTCAACAACTGGTTCAGGTTGTTTTTTTAATTTTTCTTGCATTGTTTTTTTTGTCATTTGATTATTATTTAATTGATTATTAAGTTCTTCTTGTTGGTTGTACATATCTCGCATATACTCTTCTTTCATTCTTCCCATTTTTTCGTTTCTTTCGTTAATAGTTTCAAATTTATCTTCTGTCTTGTTGTAACAGTATTGTTCCCTATCACATTGTGCAATACCTCCAAAGTTTAAATCAGTCCTACTGTTCTCATCTGCCATCATGCCATCTTCAAAAATTCTGTCTGCTATACTCATAATTGTTTATTGTTTTAGTTTTTATATTCGATTTCATCCCATAAGTCTTGTGTTATATGACATAACTCGTTGCCATCTTCATCCTGTAATATATCTGGATACATTCCATTTAGATACCATTCACTAACTACATTAAGAACTTCTTGTTCAGTTAGTTTTAATCTTTTAATTATATTTTCTTCCATTTGTTATAGTTTAGTTATTAAATTCAAGGCAAATATATAAAATTGGAATTAATAACAATACCTTTTTTAACAATTTTTATAAAAATGTTTACCTACTAGATGTAAATTGTAATTAAATTATGAAGGCCAGATGATTACCATTAGAAATAATGTACTAATCTTGCTACTTGACCACTCTCTTTTTCGTGTATAAAACCTTCTACTGCTTTAGGAACTCCAACATATCCTTTTCTTGAGTGCCAACTATCTGTACCTGAAGGTGAACGCATATACTCTACAGTAACTCCTATAAAGTCTTTAGCATCTCTCCACTTGTGTTTTACTTTGTGATGTAAATGATGTAAATACCAGTACCTAAACTTAGTTTCAGACCAGAGTAAAGGTTTCTCTTGTGCCATCATTAAAGGTAAGTTATCCATCTTAGCACCATCACCATGCTCTAACCCTATTAGATTACTACCATACTGATAATACTTTCTGTGTGCTACACTAATATCAAAAGTTATCTCAGGATCATTTCTAAACCAAGACTTTAATGCGTGTGCTAAATGAAATCCACTTTGATAATCGTGATTACTCATACAATGTATAATGTCTACTGGTGCAATCTCTCTTAATATTTCTACACACTTAACATATAACGCTAATGCAACCTCAAAATGTTCCCACCACTTGCCATCTGTGTCTTGAATCGTACCTGCAGTAGTTTGATTGTAAACATTATCTATATGTAAAACATCGTTTCCTATGCAGAATAATATCTTTTCTATAGCAAAGCCTTCTGACTTAACTATAAGTCCTTCTAAGCCCTCTAAAACTCTCATACAAGCAGTTTCAACATCATATTCATCACCAGTTTCAGCACCATTAGCATATTTACCAATATGTATATCGGCAGGATTGACAACTAATAGATGATTTTGATTTTTGTTTTTTCTTTTTACTGAAGGGTAGTGAGGAGAATGATTTTCTATAAACCCACTAATCTTTTCTAGCATATCATTTGTATCAGCAGTTGCATCTTCTTTAGTTACTACACTAAATCTATACTCACCACTTGCTGACTGCCAATGCTTAACAGATACTACATCTTTCTTAAGTATTCCCCTCTCTGAGAGATGAATGTCTAATGCAGTATTACCATTAAGATTTGTTGTACTTTCTGCTCTGTTTTCGTAAACCATTTCAACTTCTTCTTGAGATAGTCTAAGTCGCTTCCCATATTTTTTCATGTTGTTATGTGTTGGTTGTTATGCAATTATAACGAAAATAATGCTTTTAAAAATCAAAAGTGAGATGTTTGTTAACACCCCACTCTTGAAAACTATAAACAATGAAAACTAAAACAGGCACAACCCTGCTCGTTAATGCAAATATAATTATTTTTTTAAACCACAATTACAATCGCATTGCTTTTTTTCAAATACAGAGAAACATAGAGGTAGTACGCCTAGTCCAGTCAAGATTAAAGCATTAGTGTCAATACCATTCTTCTCTATGTATAAACTAGCAGCCAAAACAATTACACCACTTATTGTTCTTTTGCTACTCCACTTACCTTTAGAATCTGCAAAAAGTTCTTTAACTGCTTTGAGCAATTCTGTTATTGGTTTTATGCCACCTTTCATTAGCATAGACCCTATAAATTTCTGTATCATTATTTTTTCTTTTTGTAGTTAGGAATAACAGCATCTATAACTGAATCTAACCATCCAAATATTTTGTTGTCTTTTTCTGTTGGAGTTAAGTTAGTTACTACTTTTAAAAAAGCCATTAGTCCTACTAATAACTCTAACCAATTTTGTGAAATAAAATCCATAATATATATATTTAATTAATTAATACTCTTTTTAATACAACCAAATCGCTGGACTTGGTTTTTCTTTATTGTCTATATCCACATGGATAAAAGACTTATGCAATCCAAACCTTTCAAAACCTGCATACACTAAAGCATCCATCATTCTTGCTCTAGTAACACCATCTGAACATCTTATATCTGCTGCCAAACCCTTTATATGTGCAGAGGTTGGGTTCTTTTTGCTCTCTGTATGGTTCTCACATCTATACCCACTATTGATAGCAAATGGTATACCTGCAAATTCTCTAGCCTTATCAAGCATCTCTAACAACTCATCACTTATAAATGTTTCATCACATCCACACTTGCAAGTAAACTCATTTTTACTAAAATGCTTTATCATACTACTTTTTTTCTTTTTTAATCTTATTAAGAATCTCTTCAAACAAACTTTCAAAATCTTCTTTTATATTTTTCTCTTTGTCTATCTTATCTAATTTCTTGATAGCCCACTCTATGCCACTTGTACCACCCCAAGCATCCCACATTATACCTCCACAACCTTCATCATAAGGTACATCTTTATGCTGTTGATGTCTTTTAAAAGAAGCCATACGAGCAATAGTATCTCTACTTAACTTCTCTCTGTTGGCTAGTTGCCTTGCTCTAGTCCATCCTACTGGAGTACCACAAGAACTACCATTCTCTTCTTTATACTTAATCGCCCTCTTAGCATTGTTAGTTGCTGATTGAGGGTAGTCATTATAAGTTTCTGCCATTTTATTCTACTGAAACAGATTCATCAGGATCAACATCAGTACCATCTGCATTTTTTGCATAACCTAAAAACGAATGTACGCAATCTGTTGGGAATATCTCGTTAATTCCAAAGTCATATTCTACCTTAGTCATTAAGTCATAGAATACTCCATCATAGTAAACAGGTGGTGTTAACTCGTGTCCTTCATCATCATAAGTAGCAGGTATCTCTACTATTTTACCTATGTAAACTATTGCTTGAGTACCATTAATGTAAAGGTCTTGACTTACTCCTTCTTCAGTTACTACTTCATAAGTACCTTTAGCAAGTAAATCTGCATCTCCTTGTGCTTTGTCTGTGTATTGTAATTTATATATGTTCATTTATTTTTATTTATGATGTTAGTGCTGCTAAATCTATATCTGTTGTTTTATATACTTGTAGTTTTCTTACTTTGCCGAAGAATTTACTAAACCCACTTGTACCAACATCAAAGTTAAGTCTATTTAATGTATTTGCAGTAAAAGTATCTCCACTTGAGTCTGTAAATACTAAACTCCCATTTACATAAAATTTAAACAAATCTTGCGAATAACTTATAGCAAGTTTATTAAATTCAGTTACATCTGATACAGTTTCAGGTCTGGATGCTTGTGTACTACCACCTTTAGTTACTCCCATTTTTATTTGATTTGTAGTAGTAGTAAATTGTATATAGACTCTATTATTTAAAGAACCATCACTTAATGATATATATCTTTCCGTAACATCATCACTTAAAGCAGCCATTTCAACAAACAAAACCCCCTCCTCACTATTTATCAAATCACTAATTCCTGTCTTTTCATATGTTTCTTGTACTCTTGTTACTGTGCCTCCATCTGTAGGTATGTAGGATGTAGCATAAGAACCTTGTTCAAATTGAGCCCCCCAAAAAGAAGCAGTAACTAAAGATGATGAACTTGCAAGTAACCAAATTTGCATTTGAGTACAGCCGATAGGTGCAGTTACAGACCTTGTTATTTTAGACCATTCGGTTCCTTGTATTTGACTTGTATAGTCGTAAACTTCTATATTAGCACTATTATTATTATCATAAAATCTACCATCCAATCCTGTTCCACTTTCTAATTTTATGTAAAAACTTATAGTGTATGTTTGTCCTGCTACAACTGTTATTGTTTTCTTTAAATCTACACCTGTATTATTAAAGGCAACTTTACCTGCATTTTGAGTTCCATCAGGAGATACAGTTGCATTAGGCGTTAAAGTTCCATTAACTAAAGTCCATTGTGATAAATCCTCACTATAAGGAGTAAGATTAGTCCTCAGTGGCTCTACTAATAATGAAGAAGCAGTACCATCATAATCTACTCTTGCAAGATTGTTTTTAGTTGATTCTTTTACTGAGATGTTGTCTATTACAAAATTTTCTCCACTCCTACCAAAAACAGCGAATGATGCTGTTGAACTTGTTGTTACAAAAAAAATATAATTACCTACTTCTAAATGAATATTACTAACAATTACTCCCCCTAAATATATAGTGTTAATTCCACTACCCTCATTGCTTACTACATCTAAAGTTAATTTGTAGGTTTTGCTAGATTCTACTACTCCTGCTTGATTAATGCTTTGTGTACCGCCACTACCATCATAACTTGCAAGACCATTAGCAATACTCCAACCTGTACCTGTACCCCAAACAGATTCAGGAGATGCACATTCAAAATTACCACAATCTACTAACTCACTACCCAACAACTCAACAGTTTCAACAAGTCCACTAGAATTAACTCTAGTACCTGCTGATGCTCTAGTCATTGTTATTGGTTGAGGTACAAATCTTGTACCTGCTGTACTATAACCTAAAAGATTATCTTCTTTTATTGCCCAATTATCATTTCCGATCTGTAAACTTGGATTCGCCATTATTGTATTGTGTATGTTAATGCACTAGCCATCTCTGCATAAGATTCATAAAAATCAGTTCCTGATGTACCTGTTAGTTGTAATAGTTGCTCATCTGTTAGTGCTGTGTTATATACTTGTAGTTGTTTTACTTTGCCAAATAAGTTTTGTATACCGTCACCTCTGTCAAAAACTAAAGAATTAAAGGTGCTAGATGAAAATGCAGCAAAACTTGTATCAGTATATTCAGTTCCATTTACCCATAATGCACAATCATTTACTTTAAATTTAACCGCTATTTTATTAAAACCTGATTGTAATGCTTTACTGTAAATACCTAAATTCGTTCCTGAACCTGCACTTTCTACACTTATTTGATTTGAAGAAACAAAAAGACTTATTTTATTTGTCAAACTACCATCTGTTATGCTAATCATTTTATTTGTAGCATCTGTACCTGTTATATTTTCTAATTCTACAAACAAAACCCCCTCTGTACTATTAATCAAACTACCTATACCATCTCTTGTGAAGATGTCTTGGTTTCTTGTAACTGTACTTCCTGATGTTGGAATATAACTTGTTTCGTAAGAACTTTGTTCTACTTGACAACCCCAAATGTATAGATAATCACTTACACTTGCAGAACTACTTAATTGTATCTGAGGAACTTCACCTGTTAGTGAAGATGTACCTGTTGCTTGTAGTCTATACCAATCATTACCTACTGATTCAATACTACCTGTACCTGAAGTTACAGTTCCATTTGTTAAATTAAATTCTGCATCAATAATTGAAGAAGTAAAGAAAAGTTTTATAAAATCTGTCGTTCCTTTTTTTGCATATAAAGTAAAAGTATAATCACTACCTGAACTTGCTGAAATTAATTCATACAATCTTCTTACTGTACTAACACTATTTATCGTAATTTTACTTGCAGTATTATTACCTGATGGGGATATAGTTTCACTTGTGTTTTCGGCTACAGTTACATAATTTTTTGCATACCAAGAATCAAAAGATTCACTATACTTTATAAGATTTGTCCTCTGAGGCTCTGCTAATATATGTGGACAACCTCCTCCTGTGTAGTCTATACGAGGTACGTTATCTCTTGTAACTTCTTTTACTGATATGTTTGTTATTGAGCCATAGAAATTAATTCCCGTGATTTTAAAATCACTTTGAGTAGCAGTTATATATTCACTGTATGTTTGATTACCCGAATTAGAAGAACCAACATTAGGCATAAATACCGACCCACTTACATAGTTAATTATATCGTAAGTGACTTTATAGGTTTTACCTATTGTAAAAACACTACTTTGAACTAATTGTTGGGAACTTCCATTCGCTCCATTTCCATTGGCAGAATTTCCTGATATAGTCCAAACATCTTCGATAGTCCAATTAGTAGTTCCTGTAGGAAAATCTCCATCTGTGATTTCCTCATCTCCTATAACCTCAGCATAATTTACTAAACCATTTTCATCTACTCTTGTAGCAGCAGTTGCTCTAGTAACATCCATATCTGCTGCTGTGTATTCTTTTACTGATACGCTTGATAAACTAAAAAGAGCATTTGACAATCCTCTTATTATCAATTCTGATAAAGCATAATTGTGTGTAAAGATAAAAGTATGTATTCCTGTTTCAGTTATAGTATAAATATTACTCCCGTTCGCATTTACAAATTGAGCAGTGCCTACCCCATTATAACTTATAACATTAACCGTAACAGTATATCTAACTCCTTCTGTCAATATACCTTGAAATATACCAGAATTAGCACTAGCACCAATAGTTGCTACTCCTCCTGTTGCACTTGTAACCCCATACTTAGACCAATCATCTAAATCATTAGCAAAACTACTATCAACTATTTCTTCAGCACCCTCAGTAGGTACAGGAATAACTGCATACAATTCTCCTGCCTTATATCCGTTAGGAGTTACTACTATACTAACATCATCTAATAAACTCATTCTATATTATTTAAAGTTGTTAATTGTGCTTCTAAACAAGCCTTAGCCTCAAATACTCCACCATCAGCAATAACTCTTGCTTTAAAGTCATTAGTTTGCTTTTG